GCGAAGGAATGACATTTGAAATTCCACAAGTAACCGCTGTTCCAACTGTGGCAAACATTGCAGAAAATGCAGCTGTTACAGATTCATCACTTTCAGCAACATTTTTAAGCGTTCCGGTTCAATCCTTCAAAGGTCGCGCAATTACGACTGTTGAACTCATTGATAGATCACGGCCTGAGTACCTAACCGCGCTCCTACAAAATCTTGAATATGCTTATGCAAAAGTAACTGATGAATTTGCTGTTGGCACAATTGCTGGTGCAGGTCAGCAAACAGGTGTAAATGCAAACACAGCAGCAGGATTTCTTGCATACACATCACAAGCCGCTGGTGCCGTTTATGGATCATCACTAGGATTTGCTCGCAACATCGTGGTAAGTCCCGGACAATGGACGAACGTAATGGGCTATAACAACCAGGGCGAACCGTTATATAACGCGGCACAACCTTCCAATCAGGCAGGAAATGTTCGCGGAGATTCATTGCGCGGTGTAGTTTCACCGGGTCTTAATCTTTTTGTTTCTCGTTCAATTGGTAACGCTGGTGCAACAACATCGACTGGGGATTTCTCAATGGTTGTTGTCAATCCAGATGCATGGACATGGTATGAGTCACCACGCTTTACATTGCGCACAGCAATTCAAAGCGATGGCACGATTGATATTCTTTACTACGGCTATGCAGCAATTGCTCCAAAGATTCCATTTGGCGCAGCATGGAACCAGACCTGATCCGAATAAAAATCAATCATCGGTAGCGGTCGCTCCCGAACGCTAACGATACGAAAGGAACCGAGATGCCTGCAATAGTTTCTGCCTCACAGCTTAGACAAATTTTGGGTGTCTCGGTTTCCTTGTATTCAGACGCACAATTGGATTCTTTTATAGATTCCGCTGAACAAACAATTTTGCCTTTACTTACGCAATACCAATCATCGGTGACTTTTGCCAATGTGACTGATTCCGTCATTTATTTCACCACAATGCGGCCAAATTACTTTGTGCCGGGTCAATCTGTTGTTGTTACCGGGGCCGGAACTTACAGCGCGACTTATACAGTCACCGATGATCGGATTGAGCCTTATACCTTTACAGCTGCAACAGCTGAGGCTGATCGCGATTATCCATTGCCATTTATTCCAGCGGCAACAGCGACATTGAGTGGATCATCGGCCGCGCAGCTGTACGCAAACACACCACCCATTGAAAATGCTATTTTGGTTGTGGCGGTTGAAATTTTCCAGAGCATCACAGCTCCCGGCAACCAAATCATGTCAGACAATTTTCAGCCGAGCCCATTTATTTTAGGCCGCAGCCTTTCCAATAGAGTCATTGGGCTTTTAGGCCCGTTTCTTGATGTTGAAACGATGTGCCAATGAGCATTGAATCTGCAATCCGCACACCTCTCAAAACATCTTTGTCATCAATCGCGGCAAATGTCTACAACGGCATCCCAGAAACCATGACAAGCCCATCGATCTGTTTGATTCCGGATTCACCTTATTTGGAAACAGTTTTGATCAATGGAGCAACCACAAAAGTGAAAGTCAATTTGACTGTTACAGGCGTTGTGACTTATGCCAACAATGCAGCCGCGTTGGACAATTTAGAAACATTGATGATTTCAATCATTGGCGCAATGCCAAGTGGTTACGAAGTACGCGATGTATCAGCACCTCAATCATTGGAAGTCGGGGCGGGTAAATACCTTGTTGCCGATTTACAAGTCAGCACCTACTACACCGACTAAGGAGAAATCATGCCAACAACAATCATCACCGGCAGAGACATAACATTCACCATTGATGGTGATGATTTTGATGCTCAAGCCACATCAGCGACATTAACTGTTGATTCAACAATCAACACCTATCAAACACTAGATGGCAAGGCCTATTTTACAACTGACACACAAGGTTCATTTGCCGTTGAAATGCTTGCAGATTGGGGCGCAGCATCATCGTTGTGCGAAGCACTTTGGACAGCTGCAACAAACGCACCAAACACCGGATTGGCGGTTGTATTGGTAGCAGACTCAGGCGCATCATTTGCTTTTGATGTACAGCCAATCTTGCCATCTGCCGGCGGTACAGCACCAGATGCACAAACTGTGTCACTAGCTTTCACCTGTGTCACAACACCTATTTTGACAATCAGCTAACAAAGGAGATCGGGAGCATGAAACTACCAATCACGATTGAATTCACATCCGGGGAGAGTGCAACCTATACCGCGCTCCCACCGGAGTGGATGAAATGGGAACAAAAAACTGGAAACACGATTCAGCAAGTATCTGAGAAATTGGGCATCGCTGATTTGATGTTTTTGGCGTATCACGCAAGCAAGCGCGAGGCAGCCGGCAAACCTGTTAAGCCATTTGATGTGTGGTGCGAAACTGTTACTGACATCAGCATGGGAGAAACCGAAAACCCAAAAGCTACGAGCCGGGAAGCTTAAACCGGATCATTTGGGAATTGGCTATCCACACCGGATTGTCACGATCAGAGTTCCAAACACCAGAGGATATTTTAACCGCTTTTGAGATTTTAAGGATGAAAAATGGCAACTGATCCGATCAGCTATAACAAGGCCGACTTGAGAGCAATCAAGCAAGCTTTTAAAGCCATGGATAAGACAGCTGTTGAGCAAGCCAAAGGCGTATCAAACGGCTTGGCCACTTATGTGCAATCCAAGATCACATCAGCTGCCGGTGCTCGCCCAAATAAGGCAGCAATTCGCATCGCTCAAGGCTCTGTGGTAAGCAGGTCATCAAGAGTGGGTGAGATTAGCTACGGCTATGTGGCACAAAAGTTTTCAGGCGGTGGCACAACCAAATCGCTGTGGGGCGGTTATGAATTCGGATCAAACAAATTCAAGCAATTCCCGATTTGGTCTGGTAAGGATCCCGGTGGCGTTGGGTCTCTTGGTTATTTTATTTATCCAACATTGCGTGCCGAACAGCCTCACATCATCGCTGAGTGGGAAAATGCATTTGACAAAATTTTGAAGGAGTGGTGATGGCTCGCGAAAGTAGAACGCTCAAACTCTCCATCTTGGCCGATGTCGATGAACTCAAAAAGAGTCTCAATGTAGGCGCAAAGGATGTCGATGGATTTGCCGGCAAGATTGGTGATTTCAGCAAAAAAGCCGCATTGGCATTTGCCGCTGTGGCTGCCGCTGCCGGTGCCATGGCCATCAAAATTGGCGTGGATGCTGTCAAAGCTGCATCTGATTTATCAGAGACCATTTCAAAGGTTGGCGTGTTATTTGGTGACACAGCCGATGACATCGAGAAATTTGCTGATGGCGCGGCCTCATCGCTAGGTCAGACAAAGCAAGAGGCATTGGATGCCGCTGCAACATTTGCCACATTTGGAAAGGCTGCCGGATTAAGCGGCAAGGATTTGAGCAAATTCTCAATTGACTTTGTAAAGCTTTCATCAGATTTGGCCTCTTTCAATAACACATCACCAGAGCAAGCAATCAATGCCATTGGCTCAGCTCTACGCGGTGAAGCCGAACCATTGCGCCAATATGGAGTTTTGCTCGATGATGCCTCATTGCGCCAAGCTGCATTGGAATTGGGGATCATCAGCACCACCAAAAATGCATTGACACCACAGCAAAAGGTGTTGGCAGCTCAAGCCTTGATCTACAAACAGACAGGTTCGGCACAAGGCGATTTCGAACGCACCAGCGATGGCCTAGCTAATAAAACAAGAATTCTTACAGCTCAATTGGAAAACGCCAAAACCACCATTGGTGAGGCACTTTTGCCGATCGTTTTGGAATTGGCTAATTTGTTTTCAGAGAAGGTCATCCCGATTGTGCAAAAGGTTGCTGATGCTTTCAGCTCAAAAGCCGATGGCATGGGCGGCACATTGAGCACTTTGGCCAATTCAATCAAAACCTTTGTGCAACCAATTTTTGAAGGTTTAAGATCAGCTTTTAACAAGATAAAAGCAACAGTCATTGAAAACAAAGATGAATTTCAAGCCTTTTTTGATGTGGTCAAGGCGGCAGCACCAATCATCGGCAAGGTAATTGGAGCAGCTTTCAATGTGGCCGGTACTGTGGCAAGCACAGTTTTAAATCTTATTTCAAATGTTTTGGGTGCTTTGAAAACTATCATCAACACAGCAATTGACGGCATCAATCGAGTCATCAGAGGCCTCAACCTCATCAAGCCGGGGGCAGACATTGCAAGCATTGGAAAGATTGGCTCATCAACTGGCTCAAGCTCCACAGGCGGCATTTCTGTGCCATTAGCATCATTGCCAACCGGTTTCAAGCCAGCCGGTACAATTTCAACCATCCCAACGCCAAGCCCAACGCCAACCCCAACACCGGTTGCAAGTGTTGCAGCATCAGCCGCGACAGCTGCCGCCGCTGCAAAAAAATCAAACGATGCTTTTAAATTTGGCACATCGGGTGTCAATACCAACACGCTTGCTGGCATTTTAGCTGCATCAGGTACAACAATCAATTTGACTGTCAATGGAGCAATAGATTCTGAAGGTACAGCTCGCACAATTGTCGACACTCTCAACAATTCTTACTATCGCGGCACAGGTGGGGCAACTGGATTGGTTGCAATCTAATGACAATTTTTAATCCTGTTTGGCGTGTCACTATTAGCGGTGTGCAATATCAAACCGCTATTTTGGCCAATCTGACTATTACAAGCGGGCGCACCAACATTTATGAGCAAGCAAATGCCGGTTACACAAATTTAGAAATTATTAATCTTGATCAATCTAGCGTGACAATTGGAATCAATGATCCTCTTACTATTGAGCTGCAAGATTCTACAGCTACATTTGTGCCAATTTTTGGCGGCTCTGTTGTTGATGTAAGCATTGCTGTGGCTGAGGTTGGCAGCGTTGATTATGCTCAACGCGTTAAAATTGTTGCGTTGGGTGCATTGGCTAGATTGCCAAAGGCATTGACAAATGGGGTTTTATCTCAAGATTTTGATGGAGATCAGATTTACTCGATTTTAAGTGAAGTCTTGTTTACGCAATGGCAACAAGTGCCAGCAGCTTTAACATGGGCAACCTATGATCCAACGACTCAATGGCAAGATGCCGAAAACACGGGATTAGGCGAAATTGACCGGCCGGGCAATTATGAGCTTGCGCAACGCTCATCTAGCCGCACCGATGTTTATTCATTGGTTGCAGCTTTAGCCAGCAGCGGTTTAGGTTATTTATATGAATCGCCAACCGGCCAAATCGGTTATGCCGATTCGACTCACCGCACGAATTATTTGGCGGCAAATGGTTATGTTGATTTGACAGCCAACCATGCTTTGGCATCGGGTCTAAGTATTCAATCACGTGCTGGTGATGTTAGAAACGATATTACGCTCAACTACAACACAAATTCACAAGATGAGGTAAGCGCGGTCGATTCTGCATCGGTTGGCTTGTATGGCCAGCTTGCACAGATATTTACAACAACTATCAAGCATCAAGTAGATGCTCAAGATCAAGCTGATTTTTATCTTGAACTTAGAGCCTACCCACGCTTTAATTTCAACAACATCACATTTGAGCTGACCAATCCAGAGCTTGATGATGCCGACCGCGATGATCTAATTAATGTCTTTATGGGTATGCCGGTCAATATCGCTGATTTGCCACTCAACATGAATTCGGGCGATTATCTGGGTTTCGTTGAAGGATGGACATTCTCTGCCAGATATAATCAGGTAAGCGTTTCAATGATTGTTTCACCGATTGCATTTTCCTTACAGGCAATGCGTTGGAATGATGTGCCGGTGGTAGAGCAATGGAACACAGTCAATCCAACTCTGGATTGGATCAATGCCACAATTGTGGCGTAAGGAGAAAACAAGTGGCAAACCCAACTACGAACTATGGTTTTGTTTTACCGACACCGACAGATTTAGTAACCGACCTGCCAGCAGATTTTGATGTTGCGTTGCAAGGTGTTGATACCAGACTTAAAGCGTTACAACCGGGAACAACTCTCGGTGATTTAGCTTATTCATCAGCAACGGCAAACACAAATACTCGTTTAGGAATTGGATCAACTGGAGATA